TTCAGTAATTCTAAAATTATAATCAGCACTTGTTACTTTACTTCCTTTATATCTTGAATTAATTATTGCTTCTGTAGTATAATTACTATCAGGAACTTCTGAGTATTCTAATAGTGCATCTGCTGTTGGGTTTGATTTTGTCCAACCTAATTGAGAAGAAGATACTAATAAAGCATAATCATTTGGTATTCCTTCTTTTAAGTTACTTCCAGGTGACACAGGATCGAAATCTTGATCAAATAAATATGAATTTTTTCTACTACCACTTACATTATGTAATAAAGGATTATAATTAGAATTTTGAAATAAAAAGCTTGAAGAAGGAACTATAGTAAAACTATTGTTAGGTTGTAGATGTTTAGGACCTAATGAATCTAACCCAACTATAGAATTAAATTGAATTGTTGCATCTTCACCTGAAGGTGAAGCAAACATATACACCCCTCCACTATCACCAATACCAGAAACTCTATCATCTGTTGCTACAAATATTTTTGTAAAAGTTCCATTTGCATTATTAGCAGCAAACCCACCCCAGCTAGTAGAACCAGCAACAGGATCATTATATACTATTCCAAGATTCGATAAACCGGATGACTTATTTGTAATTGTATAAGTTAATTTATATGTTCCACCTGGTGTTAGATTATGAAGAGATCCTGTCCAATATTTAAATGTTGCAGTACCAGGATATCCTGATTTAAATTCAATAGTATCTGAAGATATTACATCCCAATAATCTGGGTTTCCTCCTCCTAAGTTAAAATTAATAAAAGGAGGTAGAGAATCTGGTGTTTGATCATTTCCATCAGCAAATATTCTATAAGGATTATATTGAGCAGGAATCATTGGTATATTACTACCACTATAATCACCATTATAAAATTCTTCTTGAGTATCTTTTACTTTATATTCGCCTGTAAAATCATCTATATACCAATTAACTTGTTGTGAAGCTGAAGGTTCTGGATAATCTATTGTTGCTAATGGGTTTGATCCTAATCTAAGAGAATAAGCACCCATTTGAATATTTTCATCTGAAGATATATTAATATAAAGCCTTTCATCAGGGTAGGCTGTTAAAAAATTCTCAGATACAGTATTATCTGGATCTTGGACATTACCAAAATCAAATGTAGTAGAAAAAATACCACCTCTTTTACTAGAAGTTATTGAAACTGTTACATCTATATCTGTAGGTTGAGATGAAAAATATGGGTCTAATTGCACATTTGAAATAAAAGCTACAGATGTTCCTAAATAAGATACTCCATTACTATCTACGTCTAAAACTATACCGTCTCCATTAAATGAATCTGGGGCTCCTTGAAATATGCTTACAGGTGTTGATGTTAGTGAAAAATTATCATTTTCTAATTGAAACCATCCTCCTTCTTTACTTAAAACATTATATTTATTAACACTTCCTCCTGCACTACCTGTTAAAGAGTACATATTAATACTTGAGGTTATTAGTAGATTTTTATTATATATTCCACTATTAAATCCTGTTTCAGCAGTATAACCCCAAGCATTAGAGCCGGTTTCAGGCGTCTTAGCTATAAGACTATTATTATTAATACCAATCACGGCATTAGTTTTGTTTCGCTCTAATAGATGTTGTTTTACGATAATTCCCGTACTTAAGCTTGTACGAGCGGGAATGTAATTCTTAATTGCTCTAAATAATGAAGTTTCATAAAATTTAATTAACCTATTATAATCATATTCTTTCTCAATTATAGTAGGTTTTCCTCCATTATAGGTAGGGTCAAATATTGTAACCCCTTGATATTTTTTAAAATAATCTTCTGCTATACGAGTTAATTCTGGGTATCTGTCTGAACTTTCAGATATAAATCTTGGATCTGCTATTGCATCAGAAACTACCCCATGCCCATAAGTAGAAATTATATCATCATTTATCTCATTTTGAAATGAAAATCCAACTTCTAATGAATTTAAATCTTCTGTATAACTACTACTTTGCTCAAATTCTTGTTGTATACTTCTAAAAGGTGATAATATAGTACCATATTCATTATTATCTATTACTTGAATTTTATTTTTAATTCTATTTCTTATACCAGCTGCTGGCTGGTCCATATAATTTATTTCTGTATTTGGAGCTAAATACGATGCTGATATAGCATCATTTGTTGTTCTTCTAAAAACTAAATTATATTGTGATGATGTTACATTATTTGTATCAATAAAAGATGAAGTATATAGAGATCCTTGTTTATTAACTAATGAAGGATGTAGTGATCCTAAAGCATTTTGCCCTGCAAAGAAAGAATTACCACCAAAAACAAAACCAGTGTAATTGTCCCCACTACCACCTGTAAAATTTATTGCATTTCCACTTCCACTAACATTAGTATATTCTAATTCATTTCCTAATGGTAATCTAAAAGATAATAAATCATAAGAACTTCCTTCCCCAGTATTTGAGTCTGCATGTCCTTGTATCGATTCAGGATTCATCACATAATCATTAAATTGTGATCCAGATAAAGCTCTTCTATAATACCTAAATTCTTGAAAAGATCCTGAAAAACCTGATCCTAAACTTACTGCACTTGCTCCTGTTCCTATTTTAGTATTAATAGCATTACCTGGTTCCATCATTCCCCCTAACACAACAGCACTGTATCCTTTCATACTATTATTTCCTGCAGGATTAAAACCAGTAATAGTATGAGTATCATTCCATGCTTCATTAATAGATGATGAATTTTTACTATCAGGCATTGTAATAGTAGCTAATCCTTGAAATCCTACTTGATTTCCATCATAACCATCATATATATTATTTGCTGTTCTTAATTCATATTCATTTAAAGTCCCGTTAAAGAGTGATTGTGAAACATTTGTTTTTCTTTGTACTTGTACTGACCACCAATCATTATTAAAAAAAGGTAGTGAAATTGAAGCAGAAGCTATTCCTCCATCAGCGGCTGAGGCAGACATAACTAATTTTAAAGTTCCATATTGATTATCAGTTGGTAATTGTGATCCTAAAAAGGATCCAGATTGAGAACCTGAATATGATAGTACTATACCAAAATCTGCTGTAGAATTATATAGATTACCTTTTACTAATAAAGATTGTGAAAAATTAGATGTTGGAGTTACTTTTTCATCTATTTTAAATCTAAATTGTATGTTGTCAGGAACAGAATAATAGTTTTGATTAGGAGAAGAATAATAATTATTTGTTAAAGGTTGCCAAGGTATTCTAACAGACCCACTTGGTTTTAATGAACTTGCTTCATATGTTTTAAAAGCAGTACTGTAACGATTCATCCATAAATCATAATCGTTTTCATCATCTTTATTTTTCCCTCCAAATTCACTTATACGAAGCATTGTACTTGGAACCCCCCATATATTAATTAATTGTCTTAACCCTGTAACTGTTCCTTTTCTTTTTACTAAAGAAATCATATTATGAAATATTCTTTTATATATTTCTTGAGCTGAGTTGTCTAGTGGATAAGGGAATGAAGGATCTGCTAATGCTATAACATATCCTAGAGTTGATTGTTCTTTATCATAATAATTAATAACAGAACCTGATGCTATATCAATATAATGTGTTATATATTCTAATCCTGATCCTGTTACAGGAAAAGCCCCTACTGAATTTACATTAAATCCTACAGAATTAAAATTATTGCCATAAGTTTCAAACCCTAAAGATTCAATTACTTCATCTGCTAACCCTAAAGGTAAAACAGATCCTGTTAAAGAAGAATTAGTATTTCTAACTTGTTCTATAGCTTCTGTGTAAAGATACATTTCATCAAAAGCTTGACCAGTCATATTTACAAACTTAATATATTGATTATTATCATTATTTTCATTAATAAAAGGTGGGATTAAATAATATAAATAATCTTGATTATTTTCATCATAAAGTGAAGCAGAAAGTATTTGATTTTTTCCTGTATTATAATAAATAGAGGTTTCATTAGTACTTCCAAACCAATTTAATGCTTCTGAACTTGATACAGAGTAGTTAGGATAAGGATATGATACAGATGCACTTTTGGGCCATGATTCTGATCCTGTTATATAATATAAAAAATATTCATAACTGTCAAAATTACTAATAATTTCATTTATATTATTACTAACAGCATTATAACTAGAAGAATACTCAGCTGATCCTGTTGTACCCAATAATATACTATTAAGGTCTAATAATTCATCTTCAAAGGCTTCAATTGAAGTTAATTTATCTTTAAAATTATTTAATCTTTGTTCTGCTGATGAATATTTTACAAATTGTTTCCATTCTGCCCAGTTTTTTCTTAAAATTACTCCTTTTTGGTTTTGTAAAGAATTAAATTGATAGTAGGATTGAGAGCTATTAGTATTAATTAAATCTTTAAATGTTTTAAAATTTGTTGAATTATTTACTCTATCTTTAAGATCTATATTATAGTTAGGACCCTTTAAAGATAATAAATTATCTACAAATTCTAAATTAGGATTAAATTCAACTTCAAAAACTTGGGTTTCTCCTACCTTTGTAATTATTTGTAGTTGTTCTTCTACTTCAAAATTTGCAGGAAGGGGTTTATATAATTTAATTAAAATAGAAGTTGGATCTGTTTTTTCATCTGATGATTTAACTAATAAACTATTTACACCAATAAAATTTCTATTACCTTCAAAAGAAATATAAAATTCATCTACATTTTCTCTATTATTTAATTTATTTTCAAATTCATTATAGTAGGACTCAATTTGTTGAGAAGTTAGAAAATTATTTTGAATTCTAATTTCAGTTCTATCTCCTGATATTTCTGATAAAAAATAAGGGTGACCACTAAAAGATGAATTATCATCAAAGTTTAATTCTTCATCTATAGGTGAAGGGGATTCATCAATAAGTTCTGATCCTAACTCATAATCTACAAAATTGTAAGATATATAATACTTACCATTGGAATATCCTTGATTATAAATATCTTCAACAGGATTTAATTCAAATTGGTTATAAATTGAAGATGTAGGTATTGAGGTTGTTAAGGTATTTTCTGGTGGAAGGTATGAACCATTTCCATTAAAATCTAAATCACTAAATAATAATCTTTTAGAATAATCATATATAAATAATTGTGTTCTACTTTGAAAGGTAGAAAATGAACCTGTTAATTCAATTGATGGAACAATAGCATCTAAACTTAATTCAAATCCTTCTTCAAAAAAAACTTCTGCATTTAATTGGGTTAATGATGATGAAATTGGTATTGCCATTTATATTTATTTTTATCCTCTTATATCATTACTAACTGATGGAGTATTTTCCATTTGACTTCTCCCTGTACCATCAAACCCTAAATCATTAGGATCAACTGTATTATCTAAATTAGTAGATTCTTTTATTAGTTCTAAATTTTCTTTTCTTAATTCAGCAATTTCATCTAATAAAGCCTGTATTTCTTCATTAATAGTAGCAAAACCAGAATATTCTTCACTAGTTTTAGCAAGATATTGATGAGATTCTACTTCTCCAAGTTTAGGTATAATGTAGAAAAATTTATCATAAAGATACCAAAAATCATCTAATACTGCTAAATCCCTATCAAAAAATGATGGGTCAGGAGCATCTGTAAGTTGTGTAAATTCAGTATTTACAGTTGCATTAAAAGCATCCCTATCAAATCTTTGTGATCTTAAAGTTATCTTTTTCATTACCCATTTATTACTTTAAACATCATATCTTCACTATATATTTTAGTAGTACCATCAACTTTAGCTTTTAATAAAATTGTATAGTATCTTTCTGGCTCTAACCCTCCCATATAAATATCAAAATAACTAGAAGTAGCATCAGCACTAACTTTAGTATATTGACTATCAAAATCAATTACATATTCATTAGTTTCTGAGTCTTTTATAGCGTATTGTGCTTGTTTTGGTAAATAATAATTAGTTAAATAACCCGAAGCTGTTTGAAATATTTTTTTAGGGTATTGTGGAACTGCTGCTATTCTAAATCTTTGTACACTTTGAGGATAATAAACTCCATCATTATTATATGTAGATATAAATGCTTCGGGTTGAGATAAAGTTTGCATTTGGGATGAGGTACCATAATAAAAATCATCAAATTTTATTTCTAATGTAGGTGGGTAAATTGTGTTAGTATCTACAGAGTAATATTTAAAAGTTGATGCTTCTGATTGTGAAGGAATTAATTCAACAGAGGAAGTTTGTTTTACTATAAACCCTTCATTTGGAATATCAGCAGCACCTATTCCATTTGATTGACTAAACCAAATATCTACAGCAAAAGTTACATCTACATTTAAATCTATAGGGTCAGAGTACGTAAAAGCTTGAGAAGCAGTTATTATTTTATTAGTTGCAGATCCAGTATACCATGTTGCCCCTCCAACAATTGTACCTTGGTTTTGAGAATAAGATCCTGTAGTTAAATCAACAAAGGTTCCATTAGTCCAAGGAAAACCAGATTTTTTTTCTTTCCAATTACATCCATTTGTAGTAACAGGTGAATTTCCAAATCTTCCTGTTCCCATATCCCAACTTTGAGAAACAGGATAAACCTTTAAGTATGAAGTTGAATTTAAATTTGTTACTACAGCAGCATAATTTCTTAAACTAGACCCCCATTTTCTTTTTTTAAAATCATTACTTACTAATGTTAATGAACCTGATTCTTGTTCCCAATTAGCTCCTCCTCCTGCTGATTTAGATAAAGGTGTTGTTATTAATACATCACCTATTCTATAATTTTTTCCTCTATTAGTAATAGTAATATTTGATATAGTATTTCCTGCTACGGTTATATCTCCTATTGCTCCTATTCCCCCTCCAGTAGAACTTGTAAATGGAACGTTATAATATACTTTGTTAAAAAGAGTTGTTGGGTTAGTTGTAATTGATCCATTTAAAGCTCCTACTGCTGTTGATAAATAACTTATACCTGATCCAGATATATAACTAGTATATGCCCCATTAATTTCATTCTGAGAAAATTTTATTAAATATCTACTAGTTTGAGCTGCATCATTTAATAGATAAGTAGATGCTTCTAATATTTGGTCTAACCCAGTATTCATTGTTACATCTTGGGTGTATAAGGTAGCGTCTTTTTCAGGAAATAATTTATAAATTGCCATTTAATTATATTTTAAAGTTTTTTAAACTTTCTAGTTTTGGTTTAACATTATCAGGAACTATACTTTCATCAATTTCTGTAGGTACTCCTCCTGGAGCCGGTTGTTGGTTTATAGGTGTACCAGTAATTCTTTCAATATCTAAATTAGGATCTGCTAATACTTCTAAATAAGTCCTATTAGGAGTATATTGTTGTAAAGTCATAGTTTCTAATGTTCCCCCATCTTCAGAATTTATACTAGTATCAATAAATTTTGCTCTTGTGGGATATCTTAAAACCTTATAATCACCACCATCTAAAAATGAAGATTTTTCACCATTAGCTGCTGATGTTCTATTAGGTCCACCTCCTGTTCCTTGTTTTACTCCAGATTCTGGGTTTTCAACATCTAAAGCTGTTATTTTAGTTGATGAAACTAAATCATTAGTTGAAATATTAGCTCTAACTACTCCTTCATTAGTAGTATAATATGCATTTGTTGGTGTATATCTTTGAGTAAAACCAGATATTGGTATTACTCCGGTATCAGACTCGTTTGGTGCAGCTCCACCATTTTCAGCTTGTCCCAACAATTGATTATTAACTCCTTCATCATATTCTGCTTCTAAAGGAGAAAGTTTAGGAGGCATAGGGCCTGGTGTGTTACCTAAATAAGTTCCTGGGGCTGCTACTCCTGTAATACCTTGATCTCCTCTAGTTGTTACTTTAAGTGTTTCTTTATATCTTTCTAATAAATCCATATTTTTTATTTTTATAATGGTACTACTCTTCCTATAATATCTTGTTGTGGGTATTTCATTTCAAAAACCATAGGATCTACTGAAGGATATATAACTCCATTATTAGTTGCTGCTTGTAAATCATATGAGTATTCACTATATCCTTTACTTATTCCCGCTATATTTTTAACTACTACACTACTTACAGTTTGTACTCCTTCTACTTTATCTAAAAGTATACTTAAACTTTTTAATAAAATAGGTTGGTTAATATTCCAATTATCTATATCAAAATATTCTGTCAAGGAATTAATGCAACCTAAAATTACATCATTATTATTATAATTAGGTAAAACTATTATATCAAATTCACATCTTATGTTAATAATATAAGCATCTTTTATTTTTATAGAATCATTTATCATTCTATATTCTGATAAATAAGTTTTTAAATTTTGTTTTAAAGTTGAAGAAGCTGTTCTTAATGTTTTAGCACTATTATAAGATAATACATACATATCTAAAATTGTAGGTAATTCACCTAATTGATATTCTGCTACTTTAGTTGGTTGAATATAAGCTTTAGCTATAGTACCTATATTAGCTGGCATGCTTAATGCTCTAATTAAGTAATCTTGTTGAGTAACTGTTCTTAATTGGGTTTGAAAACTTCCTAAAGCATTTTGTCTAATCTCTTCAATTGTATCAGCTCCCTGACCCCCATCTGCTGCTAATATATTATTTGTTGCTACGGAATTAAAAATAATATTAGCTAATGAATTATCAGTTAAGTTAGCATTGTTAAAAATAATACCATCAGCATTAAAAGAAGTTAATGTACCTGAAGTTACATTAGAGGACAGTCCCCCACCAGTTAAATATCTTATAGTTAAAGTTGTATTTGAAGGTGCAATACCATAAGTATCAGTAAACATAAAATTTAAAGGTGAATATGCTGTAGTTAATTTATCTTTTGAAAAGGCTAAACCAGTTCCTACATTATCCGGGTTTGGAACTAAATCTTCGTCATTATCACTTACAGTTCCTGCCCCAAAACCTAATTGTAATGTTGTTGAATTCAAAAACCTTGAAGTAAATCTTCTTTGTACCTGTTTTAAATTTAATAAATTAGGGGCATCATCTTGAACTGCATTTGGATCCGTATAACTTGCGTTTATTTTTGTTGTAAATACAGTATCTTGTGCTAGATTTAATACTTCATACCATTGATTTCCATCACTGTCAAATACGTCTAATATATTAATAATATCATTACCCGCTATATCTACTGTTGCAAATTTAGATGGTGTTGTAAATGTAGCTTCTATTGAATTAATAGTTCCAGATATAGCTTTTCTTGTCTTTTTTAATAAAAAATATTCAGGATTATTTGATGAATCAATAGCATATATAGATACAGTAGTAGGATCCTGAGAAGATGAAACTGAAAAATCACATACATCTTCAGTTATGAATTTTATGTTTGAATTTTCAGCTGATGTTAATTGAAAACCTGATGGAACTTTTAAAGAATAATCATAATCAGGAACATATTCAGTACCACCTCCAGGTACAGCTTGTGCTTTTGAAGGTAATTGTTGGAATATTGAAATTTCAACTGTTGCTGCTGTAGTAACTTTAGGTCTAGAACCTAACATATAAGCTAAATCAAATAAATTTTGTTCTTGCCTAGCATATTGTATAAAAGTTTCTTGTATTTGGTTGTCTAAATAAAAAGATAAAACATCTCCTATATATGAAGCCATTTCAATAAATAACATTCCTGTAGAATCTGGGGAGAAGTCATTATAGGTGTTTGGGAAATAAGTTTTTGAATAATCTATAAGAGAATTTCTAAAAGTATTAAAATCTCTTTCAGTATATGTTATGTTTCTATTTAAATTTGCCATTATTGTATTGCTATATTTATTGAATCTTCTACCCCTATATTATTAATCATATAATTTATAAATAAATTTATTGTGTTACGATCAGGTTGATTATCAAATTCTACACTTTTAACTATTACTGAAGGAAATTCTAATGAAATATTATCTTTAATCCGTGCTTCAATAGCACTATTTGTTCCATCATTAATACCCTCTCCAATAAAATCTCTTAAATTTGCACCAAAAAGAGGTCTCATTACTCTTTCACCCTTATTAGTTAATAGCCAATTTAATAAATTAGTTTTTATTACTTCTTTAGTAGTAAATGTTGGGTTAAATACTGCATTACCCGACATAGGTAAACTAAATCCTAAAGCAACACTACCACTATTAGGTGTTGGTGGAGGAATATTTACAATTTGAACCATTATTTAGTATTCATTAAATTCATTATTTGATCCATACCAACATTCCCTTCAGGTAAAGAACCATTTGCCATATCCATTCCTGGGTTAGGTTTAAAAGATTGTACATTATTAGTATTAAATCCTGCTGCTGTTTCACCTAATATGTTTTTGTAAGCATCTCTTTTTTCTTGAGAAGACATTATAGGAGTAGTAGGTATTGGTGGTTGTGAAGAAATAGGATTAAAAGATTCCATTACTGGAGTTTGTGTAACTACTTTTGGTGTTTTTACTGCTTCTAAAAGTATGTCCTTTAATTCTTCTTGTATTACTTCTCTAACAGTTTCTTTTAATACTTTTTTTAATTCTGTTAATTTCATCTTTAGTTTTATTATAAATATTATTAATTTTTGTTTTTATATCGATTATGACCCAGTTGGTATAGGTAAACCATTTCTACCAAATTCAAAATACCATTTATCACTTGGATTTAAACCATAATTTGGATCTTTTCCTTGATAGTAAGTACTATCATTTGGATTACCCCCTGAAGGTGCCCAAAATGGTAATTCTGATGTTGTTATTGCACTTTGATTATACCATCCATTACCCAATGCAGTTTTTAATTTTATCATTAATTGGGTTTTTGAATAAGCATTTAACATTTCAAAGGTTACACCATTAGGTGTAATTTGTGGAGTATCATTTAAATTTGAATTATTAAAGAACCATTCTGCATTTATATCTTTTTCTCTATCATATAATTCTTCTCCTTCTTCAAAAGTAATAGGTGTGGATGAATTTCCTACTATAGGTATACCATTTACACTTGGAGTATTATATCCCATTCCCTTACTATTAAAATATTCTTTTAAAGGATCGTTAAAAGAAACATCAGGGTTTGTTAAACTTATATAATTAGCTTCTTCAAATATAGCTTGCCATAAGGGTTTTCTTCTCTTCATTTCTGATCTTAAACCTATGAAAGAACTCCCAATAGTAGCATCATTAAATAAATTTTCAGCTGTTAGTGCTAACCTTTCAGAATAGGGATATAATTTAGCATTAGGGGTAAAGTTAAATTCTCCATCATTGTTCCATCTTTTATCTGTAGTATTATAATTACCCCCTAAAGAATTTGCTTGTTTTTCTAAATTTACACCTTTTCTTCTTAATAAGCTTATATTAGATTTAATTTTAATTTCATCAGTTATATTAGGTAAAAATAATTTTTTTATGGTTGAATCTAAAACTCTATCACCTTCTTTCCATTCATATCCTTCATTAGCAACAGCTTGTTCTAGAATAGTTCTAGAATTATCAAAAGCTTCTTTAACTAAGGTATCATAGTACCCTTTATTTGGTCCCTTATTTTGTGATAATTCCCAAGCTAATTCATATATTTCTTCTGCTTCTTCTCTATTGGCACCAAAAAGACTCATTAATAAAATAACCTGATTTTCTTTATAAATAGCTTTAAGAGGATCTTCTTGGGGAGGAGGTGGTAAAAATATTAAATCTTTTGTATCAATTAACCATTTCATTTCATCAACTAAAACTATATTAGATGAGGAAAATGATTCGTCTCCATATAAAATTTCAACTGCTATATTTTCATTATAAAAATCACCTGGGGGAGGGACTGATTCTTTATTTTGGGCTGTTACTTGTTTTTTATCAAATGATCTATTAGTAAGTGTAGCTGTTCCAATTGAAGTAGCATTAAGTAATTCTCCTTCTCCTTCAGCAATATCTTCATTAAAAGCACTTAAAGTAGCTTGACTTACTTCAACATAATTTAATCTTAAATAATAATCACCATATAACAAACCTGGAGGGTTATTTAGTATTTCTTCTAATTGTTCATTAGTTAGTACCCCTACAAAATTTCCAGTTGTAGCTATTATAGCATCTAAATCTGCTTGAGTTATATTAGGGTCTTTTTCTAAACAATTATTTAAAACAACATCTAATTCATTTAATTTAGTAATTACTTCTCCAACATCTTTACTTATTAATTCTAAAGCTTCAGGAATAGATTCTAAAGATGCTTCTTCTTTATCTATTAAAGTTCCTAAATTATCTAATGCATCAGAAAAATTATTAGTTACACTTAAAGGTAATCCTATTCCTGGTGGAACTGATGATGGAATTGGTAGTTGTTTAATTATAGTTTTTCCTGCGCTTAAAGCTTCAACAGCTATTTCAGAACCTGCTGCTACCTTATTTAAAGTAGCTATTTTTCCCTCGATTTGTACTAAAGCTCCATTAATTTGGTTTTTTTGATTAATTAAAGATTTTAATTCTTCTGTTGTAGGGCAGGCATCTTTAAATTGTGATATTAATACATCTAAAGTTTTATTAAATTGAAATGTTGTTCTAGTTATACTTTGAACTATTTTTGATATAAATCCTGCTAAAGCCATTATAAAGTTCTTGTTGTTTTTGATTTATAAAATTCAATTGAAGATAACATAGACTGTGCTTGTAATCCTACTTTTGTTGCTGTTTGTGCTACTGCTATATTTGGAGTAAAAGGAGTAGGTGTGCCCACAGTCCCTAAAGCTGAGGTTAAAGAAACTACATTAGTTAGTAATTTTTGAAAATCAGCTAAAAATTTATCTCCTAATATTAAAGGTTCAGTATTACTTTCTTCTTTATCTCCTAACATTATTTTGGTTCCTACTTTAACAACAAAATTAGAAGTAGTATCAAAATTAAAACCTTTTTGTGCTCCAAATGAAATTGTTCTTGCAGAACTAAGTAAAATATGATCATTTTTAGAATTAAATAATAAACGTCCTGAATCAACAATAACTTGAGAACCATTATATGAACTAGGTGAACTAGGAACTTCACCAAAAGCAGGTGTGTATGAACTGTAATCAGTATTAGCCGCTCCTATAGGTATTTGCTGATTTGAAGTTAAATAAATAGAAGATTTATCAGTATTTATGTTTTCTACTTGAGGTATCCAAGGATCATCATTAGTTTTAGTTTGCCCGTTTTTTATAATAGTAATAGGTTCACCATTTTCTCCACTATTAGACCAGGGATTTAAAGGAGATGAATTTTTTACTGTACTACCAAATCTTATAGTATTACCCCATCTTCCTTCAATTAAAACATCACCTTCAAAAGGTTGTAAATTCCTTATCCCTAATTTTTCCTTAAAAGTAAACCCAAAATTAATTTCTTCTGGAGTAGAGTCTGCTTGGGTTTCAACTCCTGCTTCTGTTTTATTATAATTTTGAGTATTAGTAGGTTCTGTTGTAAGTGAATTTGGAGATGCGTTATGATGAATACTATTCCAAATATTAATACTTTGAAAATAATAATATTGATTACCTGTAGAGGGATTTTCTTGAGTTGAGGCATTAGGTAAAGAAATTATGTAAACTATTTCATTAACTAATGGTAAGAATTTTATATTTGAATAAAGTGGATTAGCATAACTTAAAGTATCTAAAGGAGCACCTGAGGGATTTGTTAAATCTTCAAATAAAATACTACCTACACTACTATATTCTCCATATTTTTTCCAATTAATTGGGTAATCATTTCCATTTAAGGAAACAAATTTAACTCTTACAGGAATTATTTCAGATCCTTTAGAGGAAGGTATAGTAGTATGTTTTAATGAATTTAATCCTGTAGGAATTCTAGCCATTAGTTTTGTTTTCTTTATTTATTCTTTCTAATTTATCCATTTCAGCTAATAATTCTGCTTTTTCTTCTTCAGTTATACCAAAACCATCTTCATCATTTGTATTATTTACAGCTCTTTGGATAATAGTAGCCATTTTAATTAGTTGCTCATCATTTTTTACCCCGATTTCTAAATATTCCTTTATTAAAGGTACTATTAAAGTAGCATCACCTATTTCTTGAATCAAAGGTTTTAATTCACTTATTAAAGATGTAATTTGTTGTTTTTTAGTGGTTTGGTTTTCATATATTTCATGAAGAATATCTGAAAATTTTTTATCACCAAATATTATTGAATCTAGTTGTCCCATAATTTTTGATTATAAATATTAAGAATTTAAACTTTTAAGAGGGAAAATAACCACTTTCAGAAAATACTAAATATTTTTCTTTAAATACTTTATATAATTTATTAGCTATTTTAGTTATTTTAGGAGTTTTTACGTCAATCATTTCTCTTATATAAATATAAAGTGCTTTTTTATTAAAAACATCAATTGCATCTCTTTTTCTAAATAATTCTAAAATACAATCTGCTATTTGAGCATCATATTCTTTAGGAAAATAACTGTATATTCTTTCAGTCATATATTTTACGTATAAATCTACAAAAATAGATAATCTATCACCTTCTTTATATCCTTTATTATATAATTCATCACCAAAGTTTTTATCTAAATCTATAAATTTTTGAGAGGATTGTTCTAATTTAGAATTTAATATAAAGGTTGAATTATCTCCCTCATCTAGATTTTGATGTTTAGATATATCCCCAATATCAACGGATTCAATTCTTTTTTTATAATTTTTTTGGTTGTAAACTATTAGCCATCTTTTAACAATAGTTCCAAAATAAGAATAAGCTTTAGCTCCTTTTGAGGGATCAAAAAGATGAATTTTATCTAAAAGAAATACCATGATTTCATGTTGTAAGTCTTCTAAATTTTCAACACCATCTGTGTAGTAAAACTTAAAAGTATGAATAATATTTTCAGTTAGTTTATAAAAAGGATAGTGAATCTCTTTTTGGTAAGTTATACTTTTAAAACTTTTATCATCACTAATATTATATCTAACAATAGCGTCTTCAGTTTCTTGAGTAAAATAATTTCGTTTTTGTCTTTTTTTCTTTGCTTCTCTTATTATATTATCCATGTAGTCATAAGTTATATATCTTTAATTTTAAATCCATTTAATAAATCTTGTATTGTCATAACTGTTTTAAAGAAAAAACCTATTTCATCATCACTTTCAAACCTGCCTTGTGAGTCTAATTTTTTTAATCTTGCATCTGATACTTCTATGGCTTTAGATATTTTATTAAGCCATTTCATATATTCTACTAAAATATCTTCTTGTTGTTCATTTTTTTTCATTAGGTTAAAAACTGCAAATCCTAATACTATTACTAACATTGATAATATTGATATTATTATTATTTCCATATTATAAATTGTCTAACATATTCTTTAACCCTGGGCTTGATATATTGCCTAGGGCTTTAGATTTAGTTGTTGTTTTTTTATTTTGTATTGTAAAATTTTCTTTTATTTTGCTTTGATCTTTTTTAAATTTAGGTAACCATTCTACTTCAAATTCAATTCGAGCAGCCATCATATCGGCCTGATGTAAAATAAAAGGTAATGAAGTACGAGGTTTTTGTTCTGGCATCCATCCTTTTAAATATTTATCATTTGCTGAGTCATACAACCCATCATGGGTTTGAATTGCTAACATTTCATTAAAAGTATATTTGATATTATTATCCTGAAGAAGAAATAATGTTCTATCAGGGACGGATGAAAATGGTAATTTTTTATTAAACATATAATCCTCACCTAATTTATCTTTTCTCCATTTATCAGTTTGGGGAATATAAGCTTCATGATCTTTATCACCCATTTTTCCTAAATCATGGTTAATAGCTGAAAATACTAATTCTTCAGTTGTAAATGTATCCATATCACACCCAAAAGACTTCCAAACATCTGACATTGATAATGCTGCATGAACTACTCTATTAACATGATCAACATATCCACCTGGGAATGCTGAATGGTATTCTTTTTTATGAGCAGCTGGCATAAGCATAATACGTTCTGCATATGTTTCATAAAATTTAGTTAATTGTTCTTTACGAGGAGATGAAATATAAGTATTAATATTACTTATAAAATCTTCCCAATTAGATTGTATTTTTTCTGCTGTTAATTTCATAACCTTTTAATTTTTACATTGTTTCTTGTTCGCGATCTAAAAATGATTTTACGTCTTGAATTAAATCCTTAGATTCATCAATTACTTTTTTAAATTCATTAACATTCGCATTGGGTCTACTTAGTATAAAATTTAGAGTTTGTAATTTTGACTCTAATTTCTCCATTAATCTTATACAATTATTTTTATTTCTCATAATTATTTTAGTGTTATTCTGTGTACATATTATACTTTATATCTCTAATCTCTTTATTTTTATCATTTTACCATTCATATTAACATTGGTACCTTAATACCTAATATTAATTTATATCTAAGATATATAAAATATTTTGGGAATCCAAGCTATTCTGAAAGATTATTAAGAATTTTTTGAAGGTGAGCACATCTTTCATATTGTTCGGTTTCTATAAAAAAATTTATACCTAATTTTAACGCTGTATCAAGATATTCATCTGCGTAATTTTGTGCGCCTTTCATATGTTCTTCATTTTTAATATTGATTTTTTTAATATATAACCATGCTCTATTATAAGTTACAAATTCACCTGCTTCCTTCATATCATTAATATCTAAATCTTTATTAGACTTTTGAAAAAATTCAGCTAGTTTTTTATTAAAATTTACATGGTTTAGTATTAATTTTTTATACATCCCAACCCAATATGTAGGGGTATTTTTAAAATCAATTAAAGTAGTACTATTTTCTGTACCATCTAAATTATCATTAGATTCAAATAAATGAAATATATTATCTAAATTTACCATATATCATAAATATATGAAAAATATATTATATATCCCAATCCTCTTCAGCAATTTGTAATGCTAAAAGAGGAGTCATATTTCCATCTGATTTAGACATAGTTATTAAAGCATAATATATAACTTCAACTAATTTTTCTTGTCTATTTACTCTATCTAATATTTGAGAGATTTTTATTATCTCATCACTTCCTACTTTATCTAAAAACTCTTCTTGAAATTTCTCCATTTAATTTATTATTTATTATGTTGTCCGACTAGGGATCGAACCTAGACTCTTCTGCACCAAAAACAGACGTGTTGCCAGTTACACCATCGGACATTAAAACCCTAAATATTTTTTTCTAACAAAATCTAAATCCCAGGTTATATATGATTGAGGGTATTCAGCATTACAAAAAGGATTCCAATGGGGTTGAACCGTTCTCCACCCATTACCCCATTTTTTTGCTAAATATTCTCCATTTATTTCATTAGATTGATTTAATAACCAAGCTAATTCTTCATTTTCTTTTTTAGTTTGCATCCCATTTTTCTTATAATGTTCATCATCAGCCTTAGCAATTTCATCACCATGTAAATGGATATTTTTTAAACCTTTAATCATTTTTGGTTGTATATTATTTAATCTCATTATAAAATCACTATCTTCTGCATAAGCTGGGTATAAATTTTCGTCAAATAAACCTACATCTCTAACCCCCTTTTCAGTTATAACAAATAAATCGTAACTTCCTAAATTAAATTGTCCTTTATGAGGATGTACCATAGCAACTTCTTTATCTAAAGTAGCAATTGCAATTTCTTCTAATAAACCTGGAGTGAAAGCTACATCATGACTGCATATCACCCAATAAGGTTTCATTAAATATAATTTAATAATTAAGTTCCAAGAAGAAGCTACTCCTAAATTAGAAGGAAAATGGATAATGTGTAACTTTTTAATAAATTCATTATCAATCTTTTTTAAATCATCTAGTTGGGAATCAATTTCACCTTTACCATTATTATTAATGATAAGTAAATTATCTACAGGATAATCAATAGATTTAATTAATCTATCTACCCAATGAACTCCATTTACTACAGGTACTCCTATTATAGGAATTGGTATTAAATTATTTTTCATCAATTAAAATTTAAAGTGTTTTTTTCTAATAAAATCTATATCATATTTGGTATAATCTATAGGGATATTTTCAATACCCATAGGATATTTTTGAGGATACTGTAAACATTCCTCTCCCCACTTTTCAATTAAATATTGTTTATTATGATCATTTGAATTATTGATTTTTTTAAGCATTTCCTCACTACTTATTTCTCCACTATCTGATCTTTTAGTTTGACTAGCATGGTCAGGATAACAAGTAGGATTTGTACTTAAGACTCTACCATGATAATAAGATGCCCCTAAAATATAATGTTTAATTTCATCTTTTGGATTATCCCAAGTATATCTTAAACATCTTGAAGCATAATCATGGTCTTCACAATAAGCTGGAGATAAATTTTCATCAAATAAGCCTATTTTTTTAATAACTGATTCTTTTATAACAAACAAATCATAAGAACCCCTATCAAACCAACCATTACTAGCATGAACCATATCAATATCTCCATTTAAAGTTATTTCATGCATTTTCTTTAATAACCCTGGAGTAAAAGCGATATCATCTTGAGTTATAAGCCAATATGGAGAATTTATATAACTTTTAATTATAAGATTCCAAACCGTAGGAACTCCCAAATTAGAAGGAAGGTGACATACTTCAATGTTTTTAATCCATGGATGTTTTATTTTAGTAAAATTATCAAGTACTTCTGTAATTAATCCTCTTCCATTATTATTAAATATAATAAAATTATCTACAGGGTAATCAACACTATTAATTAATCTTTTTAACCATTTCCCACCATTAATAGTAGGTACTCCTATAACGGGTATTCCTTTATTTTTCATCATTTAATATATAATTTTCAATATTTTTTGTTTTTCCATCTACTAATTTCATTTTATTTATTGTTTCTATATCAATTAAATCTGGGTGTACCCACCAATCTTCAAAAGGTTTATCATTAAGAGGAGAAACGTTGTCAACAATTAAAACATAACCAAATGATTCTAAATATTGTCTTGATATATCTCTAATAGAAGGTCCAAATTCATAACTATCATGTTCAAATGTTATTACACCAAATTTATATTCATCAAGTGGAATTTTTAAAAGTATATCATAAGTTACATGAGCAGGTTCACAATCTACTTGTAAATAATCAATAGTTTTATGACCAAATTCATCTAAAAGCATTTTATAATCAACCTTAGTAGCGTCTTTACATATAACTTTATTATTTCTTTTTTCTTTAAATTGATTAACTACATTTTGGTCTATATCTAATGATATACCCTTCCAATTAAATTCTTTTTCTAGCAATACAGTATTACTTCCATAGTAGGGTAATGATGATCCTATTTCTAAATAAGTTCCATCTTTTTTTCCATTTAACACTGATAAAACAAAAATATCTTGATATGCTTGAGCATAATTTTCTTTTATTTTATCTGATCCCTCAAATTTAAATTTTAATCTATTAAATTTACTTTTATCATATAAAACAAAATTAGTATTTTTAATAGCATCTTCATAACTATTATTTTCATTTTCATTTTCTATAACTCTATCCTGTATTCTTAAATTTACAATATTATTATATATGTATACTTTATAATCCTCAGTCATATTATGTTTATGATTATTATATAAATCAATCATTCCATCTTCTGATTCTTTTATTTTTCCTATTTGCCACCCAACATAAGCTTTATAAAATCTAGTGGCATAATATCCAGGATACCTATTAAAATATCTAAAAGGTTTTGCATTTTTTTCATTTGATATCCCAATACTAGCATAAGTATACATTAAAGTAAATACTTCCTGTTTAGAATCTATCCTTGCTTCTCCATTAAATTCTAACCATTGACACATCATTAAATAAGCTTCTGGTCTATGGGGGGATTGTGATATTATTTGTAATAATTGTCCTCTTTCAAATGTTTTATTTCTCCCAACTCTATCCATACAATCCCAAGTAAGTAATAAACTTTCATATACTAAATCATCATCATCGGACAATTCAGCACATCTTAAATAATAAGATAAAGCTGAAGCATATTGTTTAGCACTAAAATATTCACATGCTAATTCAAAATTTAAAACACTATTTCTAGGATCAAAAATATATTTATTTAATTTTTCTTCTAATTTATAATTTTTCATATTCTATTTTTTCTAAAACAATTTTAGGCATTTTTAATATATAAGCGGCATTATCTTGATATCCAAAAGTAATTAATAAATCATCACCTTCTTCAGCTAACCCACAATTAAATTCAATCATAGCATCCATAAATTTAAATTTTTTAGATACTTTTACTATATTCCAATCTTTATCATAAAATACAAACCTATGATAATAATGAGCATCTTTTCCATTTCCTACAGGATGGAATGGGAAAAAACATTCATGAGTAATACATAATCTACCATCACCAAAAGGAATAACTTGAGATCCTCCTCTTAAATCACAATCGTCTAATATAACATTTGCAATCTTTTCAGATTTATCTTTTTTAACTACTGCTACACAAGATTTATTTTCACAATCTACTTTCACTAATTCTACAGGATCAGCATGTCTTATAAAATGGTAAGGCATATCTAAAACAGGCATCCAATTTTTTTCAAGATAAACACCATCTTCAGGAACCTCAATTCTATCTCTTGTAATTTCTACAACTTTATTATTATCAAATTTAATTTCACACATCTCCATCCTACCTGTTCCCTGAGTGTCTATATCTCTTCTAACCCCACAAGTGTAAAATTTATTATTCCATCTAAAAATTCTAACATCTTCTTGACCTATAAAATCCCAAAGTGGTTCTTTATCAAATTTTGAGGTATCAATTTTATTATATTGGATTATATCTAAATCATCATTTAAACGACACATATAATTAACAGTTTCTAGATAACAGAAATCTTCAGGATTCATATATTGCATAGCTCCCCATAAACCCCAGTATTTTTGATTAAATTCAACATGGTGCATTACATACCCTACATGTCTTATATTAATTAATAACCCTTCTATTTCGTCTTTAAAAATAGTAACATTACAAAGACCTGTTCCTCCTGTAAATTCACTCGGAATTATTAAAGGTTTTATAACTCCTCCATTTTCTAAAGATAACTTTACTAAATTATTTTCTTCTGGATATAATTGTTCCCAACTCATATATTAATTTTTTTATTATTTCGCATTATTCTGTGACATTCATATTATATATATTATACAACGCATAAAAACCGCAAAAAAACGCGGTTATATGCGCATATATTAATTTATTAACAAGCAAATTCTAAAGCTTTTGCAAACATGTTTCTATTTAAACTAATATCTTGTTTGAAATTCTTAATTATACGAGCTTGTCTTTGCTTTCCTGATTTAGTATTATAATAAAAATTACCATTAATGATGTTTTCTTGTACTCTATTAAATACTTCCCATAATCCATTACCTCTATCTTCATTACGTTGAGATTCTAACACATCTTTAACTGCAATATCATTAAATGTGTTATCTGTTCCTTTAACTCTAATATCAAGTAATGATTTTGCTAATTTTAATACTTGTTCTTCTTCTAATTCAATGGATTTCATCTTATTCATAGATTCAACTGTTAATGGTAATTTTTCAACCATATCTTTAATCATTGATTGTAAATCTTCAAATGTATAACCCATATGACGCATTTTTACATCTTCAAATTCTGTGTCTGCTATAACTAATCCATTTTCACAAATCATTCTAAATAATCCTGCTGTAAATGTAAAAGCATTTTTACCATCATGAGAATTTGTTAATAGAATTTGTGGAAAAACAGTATCTCCATCTTCTCCATTAATAACAATATCATTATTTCTAAATACTAGTAAGTGTTTTTGGAATCCTTTTGTTGATTTAGTTCTAGCTTTAACTTCTTTTGCATCAACAACTCCCCAACCTAATTCTTCCATATCATTAATGACTTCTTCTGTTGGAATATGAGTATATTTATCTGATACCTCATCTGAAGGATTCATTGTAAATACTGAAGGAGCTACTTTACTAATTTCTTCCTTACTCATAAATTTTGCTGATTGTAAATTTTCTATATTGATCATAACTTTTATTTTTTTTTTATTAGTTTTTATTCGTTTTGCATCTATTTATACCGTAAATATACGAAAGCTCTCTCGGGTATCCAAGCTTCCTGCGCATTACTTTATTATTATCATTGATTTAGGAACTACAAATGTTTGACCATCAAAATTAACCTTACATTTTTTATTATTAACTTTAATAATTTCACCAACCATTCCCATAACTTTTTTATGATCAACTCCAACTTTCATTCCTACTCTAAATCCTGGTTGTTTTAGCTCAATCATTTGTTGAACTTGTAATTTAATTTCATTTAATTCTTGAATTGATAATGTGTGGAGCATTTCTAATTTATTCATAACCTTTATTTTAATTATATGTGTGCGTTTTGCACTCATTTATGACATAAATATACGAAAGGTCTCTTGGGGAGCCAAATATTTTCGCGGGAGTCTTTAATTATTTTCTCTTATTTTCACCGTAATATCATGGGGTGCAAATTCATTACCACCAAAATAGGGGTATAAGTAATATCTTTTAATTAACCCCCAATTCCCCTCAGGTCTCCTTCTAACCATTGTAGTATCACCCTCTACAGTAATAATATAATAAAAAGTTTTAATATCTATTGTAGCATTATAAGGTATGTTTGGTTCTATAGTTCTTATAGTAGCTGAACTATGACTACCATCTTCATGTCTTAACCAACATAATTCAATTTCACCATTAATATATCTCCAACCTAATCTTATTGAATATTTTTGATGTGTAACACCAAAATCACTAAAACCATAAATTTTATTTACATCATATTGATTTTCTGGTATTTCAGTAGTGTAGATGGCAGATTCATCTAACATAAAGTCAAAGTCTATTCTTGAGTTTGTAGGATGATTAAAATATCTACCAGAACTATGTGTACCCTCAAGTATTACATAAGTTCTAAAACCAAAATCATCAGTATTTTTTTTACAGGAAAATAATATTAAACATAATGTTAATACTAATCTAACCATTAAGAAATTACTAATGTAACCCCACCAGTAGCTCTTAACATTGAAGAACTAATAGCAACAGTAGCAGTTGGTGTAAATTTATATGAACTAGCTCCTGAAGGAACAACTACAGATGATATGTAAGATGATGTGATTAATGTATCAATATTAATTCCAACAAAGGTAGCATATGTACCTAAAGCATTAGTAGGTTTATTAGCATAGGAACCAGTAGCATTTCTAACTGTTTCTACAGTAAAATAAGCAGATCCACTTGAAGGGTTAGTTAATGTAAACGTTTTTTGACCAGTAAGTACTTCTGTTGGTGTTCCCGCTCCATTTAATTGTTGTGCCGTGTAAGATGCCATTATATAATTTTATTATAAATATTATTGAATTCATAAAGCCGTCTAAGATTTCTTCTTCCTAGCATACCCACATACCTAGATACGTATATACTTCCCACCATTGAAAAATTTGTTAAAAAAAATAATTTGGGGGTATGGAATTTTCCAAACCCTTACCCATATGGGAAGTAGTAATTAAAAGTGTAGCGCTAGAGAAAAAACCACCACCATGAGTATAACATAAATGGCTGGTGCGATATCAATTTTCTCTTTCATATTATTATTCATGGTCATATATAGTTTAAGCTGGAATTAAGAGTGGTAAAATAATTGTACTAGGGTGTTACTTATATATGACTTAATGATGACGAAATTGGTTTACAAAAGTTTTCCAAGGAGGTGATATGATTATTGTTATTCCAGCGTGGGAGAAGAATCATACGGTGAAGATTATCACAAACCACCGGTACCTTATATCAATATATACTCATCCGGTGGTCATTTTATAAAATCATCACTAAATTGAATGTAGGGTTGGTCAATGATATAAGTATATACAATCGAGGGGTTAGGTACGTTTACGATCTCTTAAGTG